GTGTATATAGGCGACTGGGGGCTAGCGATGTTGAATATCCAAAGCCCTGCATTGATGCATGCGAACAATAAGTTAGACAAGCGAATTGGATATTTAACTAAAAGGCGTAAAGAGGCCGAAGACATGGGTATTTGCACTAAAAAAATTGATGCTGAATTCCAAAAAGCTGTTATCGCTCAATCTAATTTAATGGATGCTAAAGAAATTAAATAGTCTAGTCCCATTACATTCTCATATCTATATTATTCAAAATTAAATTCAAAAGAAGATTTAAGTAAGTTATGAGTAAACAAATTTCAAAAAAGCACCATTTTATTCCACAGTTTTATATAAAAGGATTCTCTGATCAGAATAGTGACGTATTTTTATTCAACAAAGAATATAAGACTATAGGAAAATCCCCTAAAAAACCTTCACAAATTTTTTATGAGCATGATCTTTATACGTTGAATCAATCTGGTGAAACTTCATTACTTATAGAAGACAGTTATGGACAATTAGAAAACATGTTTGCAAAAGTAGTTCTCAAGCTCGAAGAGTGCTCCAATGAATCGCTTTCTGAACTTTTGAATATGAAAGAGTTTTCTAATTTTTTAATTATGATGATGTCAGTTCAATATTGGCGAAACCCAAATCAGACTATTAAAGCTAATATATTAGCGGCAGATCTTGTCAATATTTATGAACAATCACTAGAAAAAAATAGGGAGGTTATTCCATTTACGCGTAAGGATATAAAGTTCTATAAAAAGAAGTGTAAGAATAAAGCCATGCAAAAATTTATACAGTTTTTCGTTCTTCCGGTTATAACTTTTAAATTCCATCCAGAGCAATTGAAAGGTTTTAGTTTCTTGGTATCAGAGCCTGGGAATGACTTTTTGTGTTCTGACAATCCAGTAATTATTGACTCAATTGATGCAGAGTTTAATTTTGAGGGCGGGGCTTTCTTTCCGATTAGTAAAACCTATGCATTATCAAATAAAAAGTTTCAAGGGATGGGTGAAGTTGATGAACTGTTATTACTTAACGCTAAAAAGAAAGTAATTGGCTCTTCAAAAGAGCGGCTTCAATCACTATTAAAACTTCTGTAGGACCTATTAATAAATAAAACCCGCTGATTAGCGGGTTTTTTTATGGGCTAGCGTTTGTGGATCATTCGGCTTAAGCGTTCGTTGGCCGCTTTAGCTATTTGGGCGAGTTGGTAGGGTTGTATTTTCATACTCTCGCGTAGGATGCCGGGGATTTTATCGAATGAGGTGACCATATCTTCAAGCGCGAGTGCTTGGGTATGGGTGGTTTGGCCATTCTCGATAGTGAGCATGATTCGCTGGTAATCCAGTGGAGCGGGTGCTTTGGTGATGGCCTGTTGTTGCTGGGCGTCAAATGCGCGGATCACTTGTAGATGAAACTTAGGGCTTATCCACATGGCGTAGGCGTAAACCAGTTCTTTGCATACCCAAGTTCCTATACCACGCTTAGTTTCAACGGGGTTGTCCATATCTGGACAAGTTGAGATTTCGTTTATTAAATCTTTAGTTTGTTCAAGTCTCAGAAATTTCACTGGTCGGTTTTTATCTAGGCCACCACTTACTTGGTGTAAATCATTGATTGAATAAAGCCCGTCATGCAAACGGATCTGTTTTGATAAGATAGATAGAGTAGTCATGTTAAAACCTTTTTGTTGATGTTTTAAAAACATCACCTAAGGCTGCGAATCCTAGTGGTGATGCTCTGAGCAAGGTTCGCAGTATCGGCCAAAAAGGAATCCGACCAGCCCGAAGGCTGCCTCACCCAGAGCACCATAATGATGGCGCGACTAGGCACCGCTCACAAAAAACACGCATAAGTGTATTGGCGTGTTGTGAGCGCCTTTTTGAACTTTCGAGCTGCGACCCTCGACACCAGATTTTGCTGGTGTGGGATAAGTATGGGCTGACTGTTATTTTTTGTCAATATCATGCTTTATTTTGCCGTTGGTGGTTTAGCTTAGGTTTACGGTTAAGTTGGGCACTTGCACCCATTCTATTTGCTTGCCGAATTCGGTGTAGACTTTGGTTGATTTGCTATCTGAATGGCCCATGCGTGTTTGTGGGTCCCAGCCCTGGGCTTTTATTAGTCGTGCTGAAAGGCCGCGTATTTCATGGTAGGTTGGGCGTTCTTCTGGTTTTAGGTTGCTGTATAGGCCTAGTTGGTCGCGTACGTTTGAAAATTCGCGGCTGATGTTTTTGCTGACTATTTGGGTGATGTGGTTTACCAATGCACTGGTTGGGTTTGAGTTCTTTTTAGGGAGCTTGTGCACGACGTATGGCGATACGGTGTTGTCGCGGCTGTTGTCGATAATGGCTTTTATTGTGTCGTTGATAGGTATGATCACATGCGACGCTTCACTTTTATAGGTTTTTTGGCGGTGTATTGCCAGTTCACCATAAATTTTACCGTATTGGTCTGTGAGTGGTTCTTTATACCAAATGCAACCACAGCGCCCTGGTTCTGCTTTTTTTAGTTTGTATTCTATGCGCGATACTTCGAGTACTGCGTGGGTGGTTTGCATGGTTAAGTCCATGGCTGTTTTTAGCCAGAGTGGGGCGGCGGCGCGTATTTTTTCAAATGCGTTTACGTCCAGGGCTTTGCGCTTTTTGGCTTCTTTTGGCTTTTTAATTTTAAGCGCTGCTGGGTTGGTGGTCATGTGGCCTGTGTCTTTGGCGTAGTCGAATACCAGTTCAAGGAAGCTTAATTTGCGATTGTATACATTGTTGCTGGCGCTTTGATGAAAGTGGTTCATGTAGTCGGTAACATCACTTAGGGTGATTTCTTCGCCTGGCATGGTGAAGTATGACTTAACGCGTTCGGCGTCGTTTAACCACGTAGATACAACACTGGTGCCGGGCTTTTTATCGGCGGTCATGCGCTCAATTATTTTATCTACTAAGCTGCTAAAACTGGTTTTTGACGCGGTATCGTTTATTAGGTCGTCTAGTAATGAGCCGCCGCGTTTTATGCGGTTGTACTCGTTGGCAATGATGATTGCTTCGGTACGGTTTTGGCTGATTATTTTACGCTTGCCGTTTACCAGTTTGAGTTGATAGCCGGCGTTTTTATCAAAGTATAAAAACGGCGGCAGGTCTCGGTTTTTATTAAGTCGTTTTCTTGGTGCCATTTTAGCTGTTCGCTGCTAGTTGCAATGCAATTTCTTTTGCTTTTGCATGCGTTCCTGGTTGTTGATCTTCGTAAATATACACTTGTTGCCCTGGGCCTACCAATTCACCTTGTACATAGCCGGTTGCTACCCAGTCACGAAGTGATTGATAGCTTGGGAGTGAGTCGTTGTGAAAGTGTTTTTTTGCCCAGCAGCGGGCTTTCATTAATTTAGGCTTTTTCATAAGTCACCTGTTTGCAGTTCGTCTAAGTTAGGTAGCGCATCAAGCGCTTGGTTTAGGTTTTCAAATTCATAGTTTGTTCGATCACCTGGCGTACGAATGTCAATAATTACGCCGTCGTCATCTTCTATTATGCTGATCACTTTTTTAGCCATGTTGGTTCCTTAAAATGCTAAGCGTTCTTGCCTTGGCTGTTTTGCTGTTGGCCTGTTATCAGCATCAACCACTTCTATAAATGGTTCTTGCTGATATTGGTTGCACAGCTCTGTTATGAATACTTGGGTGCCGTGGGTTTGGCAGTGGCCATAACGGGTTTTTGTTTTAGCTTGGCCGCGCCAGTCTTTATGCGGGCAGTGCGGATCGTCGGTTTTGCCAATGTGTTTATAGGCCTGACAGCTAATGCAGGCCTTTGGCATGGTTATTTTATTGATAAGCATTTAATTAAAATCACTTTGGTTTTCATGGATCACTTTTGTTATACACGCTAAAGCACAGCTCATAATTCCCATTTTTACTACGTAATTAAATGGAAAGTCGTCTACTTCGTTGATTTCAATTAGGGCATCACGCTCTATTTTTAAAACTTGTATTTGTTGTTTTTCACTGAGCTTCAAAAGTAGTTCGTCTGTTACGATAGGAGTTGTATCGTTGATATTTATTACGTTACCTGTTGCCATTGCTGCTCTCCTGAATAAGTATATTTGGGCGCTTAAATAACAATGCGGTGTTCTGTAATTGGTTGATGGTTACTGTACGGCCATCGATGGCGATTACTTTTACTTTTTTAACCGGGTGTTGTTCTTCAATTATGGTGTAGCGCTTATTCTTTCGTATGCTTCTTAAACATGCTTCACCATGTTTGAACGATTGGCCAAACTCGCGGGCTATTAGTAGCTCTGTGTAAAATAGCCCTGTTTCGAGCATTCTCTCAGCTGCTTGATGCGTATTCATTGGCGGCTCCTATGCGGCTTTTTTGGTTTGTGTTGGCTGTGCGCTTTGCACAGCGTGTTTACGTTGGTAAAACTGGCGAATGCGTGCTCGTTGATGGGCTACGCAGTTGCGTTTAAATTTGTGCATTGTTTTATCCTTCAGTTGGTAAAATTTTGTTTTATTAGCTACGGTCATCAATATTGCTAGTTTAGTAATGACTATTGCCAGGGCTTTAAACCGAGCTTTAAGCGCTGTTCGTTCCACTTTTTTACCAGTTCGCAGGCTTCTTTTTTGAGCTTTTTATTAGTTAGTAACTGTTTGATCTCGGCTTGGTCTTTGGCTTTAAAGCTGACCAAGGTTTCGAGCGTTGCTTGCTCAAAATCGGTCATTACGCTGCTAGTAATGCTTGCTGTGAACGGGTGTTTTCAATAAGACTTAAAAACGCTTTGGTGACACACAGGTCGCGCTTGGCGCTGGCGTTTAGTGCCCATGTGCCAAGTACGGTTTGTGTATTTAGATCGACAAATACGATGATGCAGTATTTGGTACCTGATTCGTAAATGCGTAGTTCTTCACCTTGCATACGCTGGTTCATAAAGTGAATGCGCTGCTTTAGTTGGTTGATGATGAGTGCTGTAAATATGTTTAGCATGATTGTTCGTCCTTTTTCCTGTTGTGTTGTTGGTTGCTTACGGCAACCACTCGGCTGGGCTAGTTGGGCAAGTGCGCGCCAGCAGGTTGTGACACTTTCCCTGAGTTACGCTGCGTGTGGTGGTGGCTCAGGGTATGGGCTATTAGCTGCTTTTTGCTCGGGTATGATCAATTGAAATGGGCATACCTTTTGCGCTTGTTTTAGCTTGTGAAGTAACGGGCCTGTTGCGGCGTTATTTCGGGCTGTTGGGAATAAAAATACTTTGGTCATTGCTATTCTCCTTGTGCCGTTAGGCTGCTAGTAAGTCGTTTTGTAGTTCACGCAAGCGGCGTAAACGGGTGGTGCGAACTGTTCGGGCTACCCGAATAGTTCTAAAGCTGCGTTCTAGGTCGTTATTTGCTGCGCTAATTAGGCAAAGCAGTATGCATACTGTGTAGCGCAATACGCCTTGCTTGATTGCTTGGTGTACTGTTTGACGCATGGAATGGGTGTTAAATTTAAAGCTGAGCTCGTTACATGCTTGGCGAACCGTGCACAGTTTTACGCCTAACTCATCGGCTATGCTTTTTTGCGGTAGGCCTTTAGCGACCAATAACAAGGTGCGCGCCTGCTGGGTTGGTAGGCGTGAATAGGGCTTGGCGTTAACGTGCATGCCGTCAAGCTGGTATCCAGTTTCTGTGCGTTGAGTGTTCATTTTTTGGCTCATTTATAACTAATGTTATAAATAATACCTTTTAAACTTATTTTGTAAATAACAAAAGTTATTAAAATTTACTGATTAAAGTTATATTTTTGATAATTATGAATTTTTATTTGTATTTATTTTGAACATTTAAAGAGATGGCGCTAATATTGTGAGGTTTTAGAATAAAAGGAATTCAAATGAAAGGACTTAATTTTATTGCTTTAGATGTTGAAACGGCTAATGAAGATCATAGTTCTATTTGCCAAATCGGGTTGGCACGGTTTAGGGATGGTGTTGTTGTTGAGTCCATTTCACAGCTGATAAACCCAAATCAGCCTTTTAGTTATGAAAACATTGAGGTTCATGGCATTACTGCCAGTGATGTTAAAAGTGCCCCAACAATGAATGATTTTATTGATGCGTTTTGGCACTTTGTGGGTGATGATCATATTGTTACTCATACGGCCTACGATAGAACGGCTTTGAATAAAGCGTCTATTCGATATAATTTACCGTTTAATGATAAACCTAAATGGCTTGATTCTGCGCGTGTTACTCGTCGTGCTTGGACTCAATTTTCAGAGCGTGGCTATGGGCTGGGTAATATTTGCCATCACTTGGGGATTGAATTTAAACACCATGATGCGCTTGAGGATGCGGTAGCGTGTGGCAAGGTGTTAATTGCAGCTTGTGAGGTTAGGGCTTGTACTTTAGATGATTGGTTTGATGAACTAAATAAAAAGCAGTTGTCTCGGTTTGAAAAGTTGCATATAGATGAACTCAAGGGCAACCCAGAAGGAAGTTTAGCCGGTAATATTATTGTGTTTACTGGTAATTTAACTTTATCACGAGCTGATGCTGCGGAACTTGCCGCTAAAGCTGGGTGTGATGTGGCGAAGGGTGTTACTAAAAAAACGACTATGCTTGTTGTGGGTGATCAAGACATGTCGGTACTTGCTGGGCACGATAAGAGCAGCAAGCACCGTAAAGCAGAGGATTTAATTGCTAAGGGCCAAGAAATACAAATTATGGCTGAATCTGATTTTATGGCTCAAGTATCATCTTATAACTGAGTACCAGAATACTCGGCCGATTACTCTAACCTGTTGTGCTTCTTCAAGTGTTAGGTTTTCGTCTGGGTATTCATCCATATTAAAACTGCGTATGCGCAGGCCACCACCTGGTCTACGTGTGAGAGTTTTAACAAACAACGCGCCCGCCCAATCTATGGCGAACATATCGCCATCTTTTATTGTTGTATTTGCTGTATCAATACCAACGGTTGCACCATCAGGTATAACAGGTTCCATTGAATTGCCAGACACTTTTACACAAGCGGCAGCATTATAATCAATACCATGTTTGCGCAACGACGACTTAGAAAATCGTAGTTTTGGGCCTGATGTTTCAAGTTGTATTGTTGAACCAATACCTGCTGATAATTCTACTTCTATATAAAACGGTACTTCTACTTCATCATCATTGAGTGGGGTTTTATTATCCCATGGGTCTAATTGTATCAAATGACTTACATTTGAGTTTGTTTTTCCTGAACCAAAACTAAAAGGCACTTCTTTTATATGGTTTTTATGTGCGTCACTGTCACCATGCAGTAACCAATCTACAGGAACACCAAGTACCCTAGCAAAATCGTTTATTTTGCGGGGGTCTTTAGTTTTGCCATTTTCAATTTTGACAATGCTAACTTGAGATACACCAACTAACTCACCAAGTTCGTCTTGGGTAAGTTTGGCCGCCTCTCTAGCTTGTTTGAATCTATCTTTTAATTTCATAATTCTATTATGCATAACAAATGTTATATATTGCAAATAACAAAAGTTATGATAACCTTGATAACTAATGTTATAAATTGAGGTGTAGATCATGAGTTGTATAGGTTTACAAAAAGCTATTGATCAATGCGGTGGACAATCGTCTTTAGCTTCTAAAATTGGAAAAAAACAAGCTCATGTATCCACTTGGCTTAACAGGGATAAAAAAGTCCCAGCCGAAATGGTTATTAAAATAGAGCTAGTCTCAGGGGTTCCACGCCACCAGTTGAGACCTGATATTTACCCGCCTGATGAATATGAAATGATTTGTGAGGCTATGCAAAATAAACACGCTGCTTAGGTTAGTAGTTTTCATGGGGTTATTCCTGTGTTGTTGTGCGGTTAATTTTAGTGCAATAACGCAATGTGGGGTAAACCTGCGCAATATATGTTTTTTTATACAGGTGATTTATGGCGGTTAAAGATTTGACGCTTAGTTTTACTGTTGATAGTTCGGCAGTAATGCCACTTTTTGATCGTTTGCGTTCTGCGCTTGAAAAGCTAGAAGTGCATGTGGCTAATTTGGTGCGCACTAATATTGAAGAGCTGATGGAAAAAGGTGATTTGGTTGTGGTGGTAACTCATTTTAATAAAGACGATATGAGTAGTGTTGTGTGTCTTTATCCAAGTGAGGGCTTATTACGTATTGCTAAAGCTGTGTTTGCTAAGCGTTATGAGGATTTATTGCCACCACAGCTGGGTAACCTTGCAGCGGTGTATGAAAAGCATAGGGGCTCAAAATGAGTGAGGCAGAGTTATTAGAAAAGTTACGCAATATCGATTCTGTTGCTTTGGCTAATTTGTTAAACCCTAATCCTGGCAAGGTACACGAACTTAGCATTTTTGTACCAAAACCTACTATGGAACAAAAGGTAAGGGCTGCTGCTTGGATTAGCGGTATGGGAATTCATCAGGCTGGTGTGGATACACAAGCCCGATTGATGTGGCCGCTAACGAAATTTAGTGAGTTAGACGTTTCAAGAGAGGCTGCTAGAACTTTAGGGAGTGTTCTAGTTGCTCTCGTAGGAGCTCTGCCTCCTCAGCAGATTGAGCAGATTTGGATAGATCAAGGCGAGCGCCTGTCTTTTGTTGATGAATTTGCGTCACTTGATGATAAAAGCCGTCATCGGGCTGAATAACATCGCCAACGTTTACAGGGGTGGTTGATGTGTATGTTTTTGAGTTCATATCTCCCTCTTGGCAAAGGTAGTAAAGGCGATATTTATACATGGTTTTGCTTCCTTATTTTGGTTTGTTGGTTTGGTTACTAAGCATACTAATTTAAGGGGGCGCTTTAATACAACACAGTAATAGGATGAAAAACATGACTGAGCACAATGAAGATTTATGTATTGGTGTTGCTACGTTTCAAATTGATGGTGAGACAAAGCAATTTGGCTTAACGAAAGATGATCTTGATTTTTTGAAGGAAAGAGAAGTAAAGCTTCAAGAGCGTATTGACCAAGCATCAAAGCACCTGAAGCATTTCAGTGAAGAGAGAGTAAAGCTAGAAAGACAGCTAGCCGTTATTCGTCAGCCTGAAGCCAGTTTTCAGGCAAAAGATTAATGGCAGGGCCGGTGCATTTGAGTTTAGTTCTTCCTAACTCTAGTTCGTTGTGTTCAAAGAAATATTCGCCATCTTTTTTTGTGGCTAGGTATTGCTTAAACCAAACTGGAGCTTGTTTAACTTTAAACTGTGCAGCGGCTAAGCCTTTTTCTGTAATTGAATATGAATCGTCATTATCAGTTGAACGACGAATGTACCTCTCATTATTTAGCCATTTAATTGTTGGAGTAAATACTTCATCCAGATTCTCTATGAGTCGGTTTATTCCATGCCCATATAAAAAAGACTTCATTTTTTCGTCTGTTAAAGAGACCTCAAATGGAAAGGCCTCGGCTGTGTGGTGCAAGACGAGCGAACTAATTAAAACAAATTTATTTTGTGGATCTAGTGGTATAGACATTTTTTGCTTCCTTATTTTGGTTTGTTGGCTTGGTCACTAAACATACTAATTTAAGGGGGCAACTTTTAACAGGAATTAAAGGGCTGAGCTGACCAAGGTTAAGACTTTGAAGGTTTAAAAAATAATATGTAAGTATCTAAAAACAAAGTAACGACAGGTTTGGATTAGTAGATGAAAACAATAGGAGCGGCTATGCAGCAAACGACTTTGCAGGATTTACATGATGCGTTGCAGTATCTTGACCCTAATTGCTCGCGTGATGAGTGGGTTAAGGTGGGTATGGGTATTAAAAATGAGTTTGGTGATGCGGGCTTTGATGCGTTTGATAGTTGGAGCGCAGGCAGTGAGCGCTATAAACCGAGCGATGTAAAAAGTGCCTGGCGTAGCATTAAGGCAGGCGGCGGTACTACGATTAAAACTGTTTTTAAAATGGCTATTGATAATGGGCTGACTTTTGAACGTGAGCCGATATCGCCAGAAGAGCAAGCTAGGCTTAATGCTGAATTTGCTCAACGTGCTAAGGAGCGCGAAGCGCAAGAGGCCGAAGATGAAGCCGCGCGCCAGCGTTGGCATGGGGTTGTTGCTGATTTTTCCAGAATACTTGTCGATCAATTTACTAAACCTGTTAACTCTAATAAATATTTGGCTACCAAGAAGGTGGCCAGTTTTGGTTTAAGTAGCTTTAAAAGTGCTGTGATAGTTATTTTTAGGCCTAATTTTACGGCTGAGACTGTGACAGGTGGTAAAGAGATTAAACAATTTTTTGCTGATTTACCCGATAAGGAGAGCCGCGATTTTAGCTTTTTGCATTTTAAGCGCGGTGATTTGGTAATGCCGTTAATTGATATTAATAAGGCGCTTTGGAATATTCAGGTTATTAATGAGCAGGGGACCAAACTGTTTTTAAAGCATGGCCGTAAGGCTGGGTTGTTCCACTTTATTGGTAAGGCGAGCAGTTGTAATATTTTGGCGGTTTGTGAGGGTTATGCCACTGGGGCGAGCATACACATGGCAACTAAGTGGCCGTGCGCTGTGGCGCTTGATGCGGGAAATTTGATGGCGGTGGCTACTGAGCTTAAACAAAAGCTTGTTGATAAATCATTTATATTTTGTGCTGATGACGATGCTAATACGAAGGGGAATCCGGGCGTAAGCATGGCTAATGATGCTGCAGCTGCGGTAGGTGGTTTTGTAGCGATACCTGACTTTTCTGCTGTTGTAGATAAGGCGGCATAATGGCTAAGAGTAGTTTAAACGATTGGAATGATTTACACGTTAATGCTGGCCTTGATGCGGTTAAAGCACAATTACTGAGTGTGGTTGATAAGCCTAGTGCTAATGATGGTAATAATGAAAATAACCCGCCGCCGCAAAACGCTGACGCGCGACAGCGTTCTCTGGGGGATGAGCAGTGGCAGCGCAATTTCCAAAGAACTAATTCGGGTAATCCTCAGGCGAGTATTAGCAATACAAAGTTGGTGCTTGAAAATGACCCTGCTTTTGATGGGGTGTTGGGTTATTGCGACTTTAGTTATCGCATTATTAAACGTAAGAAGCCGCCTTTTTTAAAGGGTAAGGTGGGTGAGTGGACTGACACTGACACTGAGCGCTTACGTATTTACCTTTCTGAAACTTATGGTTTTACGCCTAGGGCCAATGATGTGCTTGGGGCTATTTTGGTTCATTCAGAAGAGCATGCCTTTCACCCTGTTAAAGACTATTTAACCTCGGTTAAGTGGGATGGTACACCACGCGTGGCTGTGTGGTTGCATAGTTATTTAGGCGCTGAAGATACCGAATATGCGGCTATGGTTGGGACGTTCTTTTTGGTTTCGGCTGTGGCGCGGGTGATGTGCCCGCCTGTTAAGGTGGATTCGGTTTTGATTCTTGAGGGTTCGCAGGGCTTAGGTAAGTCGAGTATGTGTAACAATTTGTTTGGTGATTGGTTTACTGATACGCCTATGGCCCTTGGTGAAAAAGATACGTTTCAGCAAATGCAGGGGATGTGGGGTATTGAGCTTGCTGAGCTTGATTCGTTTAATAAGGCTGAAAATACGAAGGCTAAACAGTTCTTTGGTTCTAAGGTTGATAGGTACCGCCCGAGTTATGGCCGTATGGTGCAGGAGTTCCCTAGGCAATGTGTGTTTGTTGGTACTACAAACCAAGATAGGTATTTAAAGGATTCTACGGGTAACCGGCGTTACTGGCCTGTGATGTGTACGAAGATATGTCAGGATGCGATTGCTCGTGATAGAGACCAGCTTTGGGCGGAGGCTTTGCATTTGTTTAATGAGGGGATGCCTTGGTGGCCTACTGATGAGTATAAGCATTTGTTTGAAGAGCAGCAGGAAGATAGATTTGATTCTGATGTGTGGGAGGGCATGATTTATGAGTGGCTGCTTAAGAATATGCGCGGGGATTATTCGTTGGCAGATATTATGACGGAGGTGCTTGGTATGGATCCGCATGCTATGCGACCGCCTGAACAAAAGCGTGTTGGTCAGATAATGCACAGGCTTGGGTTTACTAAGAAGAAGAAGCGAGTTGACGGGAAGCGCCCTGCGTTTTACGTGGCGCCTGAGGGGTTTTGGAATGTTAAGTAGGTTGTTTACTGTGACCATGACCAGCAGTGGTGACCGCTGTAAGGTGCATGGTTGTTGGTGTGGTCATGGTGGTCACGGTGGTCACGGTGTTTTCGCGCACACATACGCGCGCGGGTGCGAGCGGACACGCGTATTTTGTACTTTCTATTTATATGTTTGTTCTTGTGTATGTAAAAACACTATGACCACCATGACCAGTATGACCAATAGAGTATTTGCAAGGGTTGTAGCGGTCACGGTAGATGGTCACGGTAAAAACAAGTGTGACCAAGGCGGTTTTAATTTGTTATTAGGCTTTGATGGGGAATGATGATGCAGTTAGTTACGACTATTGATGATTTGCTTAATGAATGGGGTGTGTGGTCTCAGGCTGGTTTAGGGCTCACGTTGAGCTCTGCATCGAATGATGTGATCACGTCTATTGATGATGATATGGGTTTGTTGATTGACCAAGCAGTGGCGATGCTAGGCCAGTACGCACCAAAAACTAAGATGGTGGTTATGATGAGCTATCGTTCTAAATTGAGCACTAGGCAAATAGCTAAGAATTTAGATATAGGTGAAACGAAAGCTAGGCAGTTGTTGTTAAGTGGTTCGGCTTGGCTTGAGGGCCATTTAATGGCGAAAGGGGTTTTAATTAAAACTGCTGCATAAATAGTTTGCAATTGCGCGCGCAATAACTATACTAATTCAGGTAAGCTTAGCAAAGCTGCATCATAAAGCCCGAGGTTAACACCTTGGGCTTTTTTGTGTCTGCTGATTAATCCTTACATCCTGTTGTTGTAACCCGCTTAGGTTTTGCCTTAGCGGGTTTTTTACGTTTGAGGCCTTAAATGAAAGTTAACAAACTATTAGCCGCTGGTGTTACGGGCGTTCTTGCTTTGGCTGGTGTGATGGTTGCTGAATTTGAGGGTGAAGTAAGAACAGGTTATGTGGATCCTGTTGGTGTGGTTACGGCCTGCTTTGGCCATACTCAAACAGCTGAACTTGGTAAGACTTACACTGAAAAAGAATGTTTAAACCTGTTTGCTATGGACTTAGGTGATCATAATGAGCAGTTATTGAGAACGGTGAATAGTTCGCTTACTACCAGTGAGCATGCGGCTTACTTGTCGTTTCACTATAACGTGGGCTCTGGGAACTTCCGTAGTAGTACGTTGCTTAAATACTTAAATAACGATGAGCGTGTTAAGGCATGTAATGAATTACCACGCTGGGTTTATGCTGATGGCCGTAAGCTTGCTGGCTTAGTTAAGCGCCGAGAGCTAGAACGAAAACTATGTTTGAGTGAGCTAACTGATGCTTAGTTTAAATAAGATTGTTTTTGCAGGCTTAGCAACGATGCTGGGCATTACCGTTATTAAGTATATGACCGTTGAGTCTGACTTAACGCAAGCGCTTGACGATAACAAACAGCTTAAAGCGTCTGTACTAAGTTATAGGAACCATGCCGAGTACTTAACTAATTCGTTGGCGGTTGCTGATCAGCAAAATAAGCAGCTGCTTAAAGAGCGTGACTTACTTGCTAAGTTAAGAGCTGATCATCAACAGCAGCTTACTTCTATTAAAACTCAACTCCATCACTCTACCTCGCAGCTTGATGCGTTAAGGCTTTCAACTAATGAGACAACTAAAACTTGGGCTAATGATTGCGTGCCTAGCGCTGTTATCGGCGTGTTCAAGTACGCCATCAGTGGAGCCTGCAGTAAAGACGATAGTGCAAACTAAGTATGAGTTTGTGCAGATGCCTAAAGAGTTTATACAACACTGTGATATTGATGATCATGTTGTTGGTGATAATGCATCACATAGCCAGTATACGGCTTATTTAGAGTCGGTTATTGATATGTGTAATGAGCAATTGTTAAAAGCAAGAAGTTGGAACAATGCGAATAGAGACTAGTGATATAGCTATGCAAAAAGCGGTAAGTGCAACGACTTACAGTGCAAGCTTAGGCGCAGCAGCTGGAGGGATTTTAAGCTTGAACGAATGGGCGATATTACTGGGCATAGTGTTTGCTGCGTTAACCTTCTTTGTTAACTGGCGGTTTCAACACAAACGCAATGAACGTGAAGCGCGTAAGCATGAAGATGATAGAGAGTTTCATCGTGCTCGTATGGAAGCATTACAAATGAGCGACCAAGCACAACTGCTTTGCCAGGATAAGTTAAATGGCAACTAAGCCTGGTACTTGGTGCACTAAGTGCAAAGCTGTTCACAGAGGTGAACCATGCCCTAAACGTGTACCGTTTGGCCGTAAGCGTAACGGAAACAAACAATCAGGTAGAGGTGGCCGTGTGTGGCAGCGAACAAGAGAGTTTATATTTCATCGTGATAACTTCTTGTGTCAGATATGCAAAGCTAAAGGTGTTCTAACATCTGTTGAGTTGCATGGTGCTTACCATGGCATATGTGATCACATAGTGCCTATCAGCCAAGGTGGTGACGATAAGATAGATAATCTTCAGACTATTTGTCAGTCTTGTGATAAAGAGAAAACAGCACTTGAGTCACGTCAAAGTCTTAACCCGGGGGTAGGCAAAGTTTAGCGCTACTCCACGTACACCGCCCCCTCAATTAGATTTTTATGCGGGGAAGAATTGAAATTGAAAAACCCACTTAAAGAGATTATTTGGTAATTATGGCAGGTAGATACCCAGCAGTAGCAGAGGACTCAACTAACAAGGTTGTTCAGTTCCCTAATTCTGCTGAAAACAAGGAAATTAGTGATAAGGACGCGAAAAAGATCGCGACCCAATCGCGTCCGCGTGGTATGTCAAAACCAGAACAGCAGGTATGGAATAGTGATATACCTGAGTATGTAAAGATTAACAGGTTTAAGCCTCACTATATTCGATTTTTTAAAGAGTACTGCATTGTAATTGCTCGCATGGAAGCGGCTCTTACATACTTAGATGAGAGCGGTTGGAAATATACAACCGAAGGTCGTAACGGTATTCAGCATAAAACAAGGCCAGAGGCTAGCCAGTACAATGACGACTGGCGCAAACTCAACAGCTTAATAAATCAGATAGGTGGTAGTCCTGCGACAGACCAACGATTTAATAATCTGCAACCTGGTTTATTTGATGATTTGTACTGAGTTCACCTAAATGCAAAACCGTAGTAATTACCCAACGTTTCAACGTGATCACTTAGCTGATATTGAAAAGTATGCATCTGATGTATTAAGCGGTAAGCGGCCATCTAACAAATATGAGATGTTAGCTGTAGAACGTGAAAGTCATGACCTAGCAAGAGCAGGCAGTGAGGACTTCCCTTATTATTTTGATCCTGAAGCAGCACTTAAAGTCATTTGGTTTTTAGAAACCTTCAGCCATGTAAAAGGCAAATGGGCCAGAGCAAAAGGGCATGAAGGCTTACTTAATTTAAGCGGCTGGCAAAAGTGGATAACAGCACAAGTTTACGGCTGGAAACATATAGAAACTTATCGTCGGCGTTTTCGTACAGCATTCACTTTAGTACCGCGCAAGAATGGTAAATCTACTTGGGTTGCTCCCATTGGTTTGTACATGCTAGCGAATGATGATGAACCAGGCGCTGAAGTTTACTGCGGTGCGACTACACAAAAGCAAGCTAACGAAGTGTTTAACCCAGCTAAAAAGATGGCTTTAAAACAGCCTATATTTAGACGCCGCTTTAATATTGAATTGTTTGCTCAGCAAATAGAAAAAACAACGGACGGCGGCAAGTTTGAACGCTTAATTGGTAATCCTGGCGATGGTGGTTCACCAAGTTGTTATTTATGTGATGAGTACCACGAACATGATGATGACGACCAACGCGATACGATGATCACCGGCATGGGTGCCCGAGAGCAGCCACTTGAATGGATCATATCAACAGCTGGTTCTAATTGGTTTGGGCCATGTGGCCAATTCCAAAAAGAGTGCCAAGAGATTCTTGAAGGAACCCGCACCGACGAAACTGTTTTCGCAATGATTTACACAATAGATAAAGATGATGATTGGCAAAGCGAAGAAGCACTGCGCAAGGCTAATCCTAACTTTGGTATATCTGTAGAAGTTGAGTTTCTTTTAAACCAGCTTTCAAAAGCAAGGCAATCGGCGCGTAAGCAAAACGCATTCAAAACTAAGCATCTTAATTTATGGGTAGGTGCTCGTGAGTCCTGGCTTAACCTTGAAGATTGGTTATCAGCTGCTGATAGCACCCTTACAATGGAGCAATTTACTGGCGAAGAATGCACCAAGGGCGTCGACCTTTCAGAGTCAGACGACTTAACAGCCGATGTAACGTGCTTTACTCGCGAGATAAACGGCAAATTACATTACTACTTCTTTGCTAAAACCTATGTAACAGAGGCAAAAGCAAACGAAATAGACATTTATCGCGACTGGGTAGACCAAGGCCACTTAATTGAGTGCGAAGGTACCAGCATAGATTACGACGAAGTAGAGCGCGCTATCGAAACTGATAACGAAAACTACCAAGTAACAGGCTTATTTTACGACCCTGCAGGTGCCGCGCCTATCGCACAGCGTGTACAAAACAGCACAGGCATAGAGCCAATTAAGGTGTCACAAAATTACACTAACTTTTCGCCGGCAATGCGTGAGTTTGAAAACTTACTCAGGCAAGGCCGTATACACCATAACGGTGATCCAGTTCTTACTTGGTGCCTTGGCAACGTAATCGCCAAAGAAACCATGGACGGCAAATATATCCGCCCAGTGAAAGAGCATAAAGATAACAAAATTGATACCGCAGTCGCTAAGTTACTGGCCTTCATCGGTTCATGGCAACCGGAAGAAGATGATGGTTCTAACCAAGAGTTTTTGGAATTCTAATGTTTAAAATCCCGTTTTTAAGTCGCAACACTACAAAAACAGTGAACAATACTGCTGATCAAAAAGATATTACAGTGCAGGATATAAATAGTTTATCTGATCTGTTTGGCGTTATGCCATCACTTGCAGGTCCTGCTGTAACGCCTAAAACATCAATGAAAGTATCAATAGTGTTTGCCTGTGTGCGCTTAATTTCTGGCGCAATAGCACAGATGCCCGTACATATATTTGAACGTGGTGATAACGGTGATAAAACACGCCTTGCAAACCACACATTAGCTAATCTTTTTAACCTACAACCAACCGCGGTTTGGAGTGCAGCAACGTTTTGGGAGTTCATAGTAGCAAGCGTTCTATTACACGGTGATGGTTACGCGGTGTTATTACGTGATCGCAATGGTGATATTGAAGAGATTTTACCAATCAGCCCTGTAGGTATGAACGTTGTTAACAACAATGGCCGGCTAAATTACTTTTTTACACTAGATGGCACCGCCCGCGGTTTAGACCAAGACGACATATTGCACTTTCCTGGCTTCGGTTTTAACGGCCTTAAATCAATGTCGGTTATTCAGTGGGGCGCATTTAATAGTATTGGGCTTGAGCTTGCCATGGAACAACACAGTGGTGAGTTCTTTAAATCGGGCTCAACGCAACGTGTAGCTGTTGTTAAAAAGGGTAAGTGGGACGAAGAACAAAAAGAAAAGTTCCGTACCGCATGGGTTAAGGCTTATGGCGGTGTAGAAAACTCAAAATTTCCACTTGTGCTTGATGAAAGCACGGATATTAAAGCATTGAGCTTATCAGCTAAAGACTCACAGCTGCTTGAGTCACGCGAATTTCAAATTACCGACATAGCGCGTGCGTTTGGTTTACCGAGCTTTATGGTAAACCAAGAGCAAAAATCAACATCGTGGGGCTCAGGTATAGGTGAAATTGGCCTTTCGTTCTTACGTTTTACACTTGGGCCACACTTAAACCGCTTCGAACAAGAGATAAACCGCAAACTGTTTTTAAACAAACCCATGTTTGCCGAGTTTATAGCCGCTAATTTAATGCGCTTAACGCTTAAAGACAGAAACGAAGCATACCGCCAAGCCATTGGTGGTTCACAAGGACCTGGCTGGATGAGCATAGACGAAGTTCGCAAGCTCGAAAACCTCCCCGAATTTGGCGGTAAATACGCTTTACCATACGACCCAATTGCAAATAATCAACCAATGGAAAACGAATCATGAATAACAGCCGCAAACTAATGCAGTTAGTTAAAAATAACTGCCAAAACCGTGACCAAGTTGGTTATCAAGTAAAGCAACAATCACCACTGGCCAACGCAGGCGAAAGCCGCCCAGCATTTTTAATTTACGATGTAATTGATCCATGGTGGGGTGTATCAGCCGAAATGATAAAGCGCGACCTGCTTAGTATCACTGATGCAACCGACATCGATGTTTATATTAACAGCCCAGGCGGTGACGTATTTGAAGCAACAGCCATTTACTCTAGTTTAAAAGCGCACTCTGCAAAAATTCATGTACATATAGACGGTATAGCAGCCAGTGCAGCAACACGTATTGCATTAGCAGGTGACACTATTGAAATAGCTGATTCAGGTTTTTACATGATCCACTACGCCTGGACACTTGCACTTGGTAACGCCGATGAAATACGCGACACAGCCGATATGCTTGATAAGGTCGACAACACCATAGTAAACGACTACGAAAAGCGTACTGAAGCAGGCGAAGAACAAGTACGCACCTGGATGAAAAACGAAACATGGTTTACCGCACAAGAAGCATTAGAACATGGCTTTGTAGACAGCATCATGCAAGATGGTACAAACGATAAAACCACCAATAAAGCGTGGGATTTAACGTCATATCAAAATGCACCTAAACCCCAGCAACCACAAGATAAATTTGTGCAGCGTGATCGGCTAGAGCGATTTGCCAACATGCTGTTAAAAACTGGCTAGCTCCGCTGGCACCACTACTAAAGCACCTAAGGGTGCTTTTTTTGTACTTAAAATTGAGGAAATTGAATTATGTCTATCCAACAAAAGCGTGAGCAGCGAAAAGAATTAGCTGTAACCCTAAACCAATTGGTAACGGATCACCCTAAAGATGAAGCGTGGGGTGATGACAAGCAAAAGAAATATGATGATCTCGTAAATAAAATTGATGCACTAGATGGTGATTTAGACCGCCAACAAAAAGTGCTCGACTTACAAGCTAAGTCAAAGCAAACCATTCAAGACCGCGCTGATAATAATGGTATTTCTACTGATGAGGCAGAGCACCAGTTACATCAAGAAAAAGCAGCGTATGCATCATGGTTGCGCGGGGGTATGTCGGCGCTTAATGAAGATCAACGAGCAGCTGTACAGGCACGTATCGACAGCCCAAAAAACACCATGAGCACAGGCACAGGCTCAGAAGGCGGTTATTTAACGGCTGACGAAATTGCCCCAGGCATTTCACAAGCGCTTAAAGCCTATGGCGGTATGCGTGAGCTGGCAACCGTAGTACCTACAGCAACCGGTTCTACAATTCCATGGCCTACCGCTAACGCAACCGCTGAGCAAGGTGAATGGTTAGCTGAAAATGGCACAGCAGATGATGAAGATACTTCATTCGGTGTTCGTAACATCGAAACTCACATGATCAGCTCTAAAGTGATTGCGGTGCCGTTCCAATTATTGCAAGACACTCAGTTTGACCTTGAGGGTTACATTAATGCGCAAATTGGTATGCGCATTGGCCGCACCTCGGAAGATAGCTTTATTAATGGTGATGGCACAGGCAAACCACACGGTATTTTAGCTGATACCACGGCGGGTAAAGTAGGCGCTTCAGGCCAAATTGCTACCGTTACGTATGATGACTTGGTTGATTTACAACACAGCGTAGACCCTGCGTATCGCCGTAGCATGCAATGCGGTTACATGATGAATGACGGCACAATCAAAGTAGTTAAAAAACTTAAAGACCTGCAAGGCCGCCCACTTTGGTTACCTGGTATGGAAGCTTCAGAGCCTAATACTATTTTAGGAAAACCGTATGCAACTAACCAACACATTCCAACCATGGCGGCTAATGCCAAGTCGGTTTTATTTGGTGACTTCTCTAAATACATTGTGCGCGATGTGTCGCAAATGTTGTTCTTCCGCTTCACTGACAGCGCATATAGCCGCAAGGGCCAAGTTGGTTTCTTAGCGTTTATGCGTACTGGTGGCCGCTGCATTGATGTAGGTGGTGCTGTTAAGTACTACCAAAATGCAGCCGCTTAATTGATGCTCCAATTGCCCCTGTAAAGGGGCTTTTTTTATTTAAGGAATTTGACCATGGCAGCTAAAAAGCTAATTACTGCACGTGTACTGGTTGCATGTGTAATTGCAGATCAATCTTTTGAGCCAAACGCACTTGTAAAAGGTGATGCCGAGTTACTTGAACCACTTATTAAAGTAGGTGAGTTATCAAGTGACAAAGCAGCGGTTGATTACTGTAGCAAAGAGCTAGAAGTAAAAGTTGTTGACCTTAATGCGACTGATGAAGACGCAGAAAGTGAAACCGACGAAAACACTGACGGCAAAGAGTAACAACAATGAAAATGCTCCGAAAGTTAATACAGGCGCCAAGTATTGAGCCATTCACTGTAGAAGAACTGGCAGCACATACCCATGCTGATGATGATCATCATGATTATTTGCAAAGTTTGGTACCGAGAGCGCGCAAACGTTTTGAACAACGTAGTGGCCGTTTATTAGTAGAACAAACATGGCAGTTTGCACTACCCAAGTTTTGCAAAGAAATACACCTGCCTTACGCGCCGCTTCGGAGCATCACATCAATTAAATATATTAATAACTTGGGGCAGCTCGTTACTATTGACCCAAGTGAATACCGTGTAATTGAACATGGATTAACGGCCACAATTACTCCTAAACTAGGTGGGCAATGGCCAGCGGTTGGTTTTAAAGTAGCAGATGCAGTGCAAATTGAATGCGTGTTTGGTCATGCTGCGGTTGATGACAATGCAATTGATGAAGTCACCATGCTAGACCAGGACAAATACGACCTAGCAAAACAAGCCATATTAGTACTTATTGGTGATTGGTTTCGTAACCGCGAAGACACAGCCCCCGTCAAACTTTACGACATGCCTAATGCATTCAAAGCTATTGCTGACGAACTGGCGGTTGAACTGCTATGAAATCGCTCCCAGCAGCTAACTACAACTGCAAAGCCAGCTTTGGTAAAGGCACAAAATCAAATGATGGCTATAACACTAACAGCCATCAACATGAGTTTTATAAATGGGTAAATATACAAACCGGTGCTGCAAAAGAGCTTGAACAAAGTGGCCAGTTAATCGGCGAAATCACCCATACAGTAACGTGCCGTTACAGCAGCAAAATAAAGCCAACACACCAAATTGCTTATAAACAGCGAGTCTTTGAAATCATTGGTACACCTATAAATCAAGATTTTGCAAACGTATTAACTATTATCGCGGTTAAGGAGATAACACATGCTTGATACAGGTATTGATATTTCTGGCCTTAAACAAATGGAAAAAGCACTGCTTGATATAGCTAAAGAAGTGGGGGCAAAAAAAGCCACCGGCATGATGACCAGCGCCATAAAAGAAGGCGCCATTAAATACCAGCAAGGTATGCAACGCAACGCACCCGAGTCAGACATAGTGAGGCTAGTTAAAACTAAGCAAGGGCAAAAGGTCGAGATTCGCCCAGGCTTTTTAAGATCGCGCATTCAAGTAAAGGCAAGTACTAACCGCCAAGGAAGAGAAACCCGCCGTTTTGGTAAAGGCGTTGTATCGCTTGTACGTGTGGGTGTGTTTAAAGTGCCTTACATAGTGCAAGTAGAATATGGCACAACCAACCAAAAAGCAGACCCATTTATTCGCCAAGCTTTTAAAAAGCGCACTAATCAAGTCATAGTTGTGATTAACCGTGGCTTAGCTAAGCGTATCAATCTGGCCCAGCGCCGCATTGCTAAAAAGAACAAACCAGCATGATAGAAAACAGCATACGCACAAAAGCACTCGCATCATCACCGCTTACCGCCTTAATTGGTGATGCACTGCATTTAACGACTAACCATAACTCAGACGATAACTATGTGCTGCTTAGTGTGATCAACGATGACACTCCAATCGAAATACATATGGAAGACAACCAAAGCGAAGCACTCATTCAATTTGATTGTTACAGCAAGCTACCCGCTAATGCCAAAGCAATAGCCAAAGAGCTTGCAAACATTTTTAACAAACAAGGGTTTGTTGATGATGAAGTAGACGTGCAACTAGCGCTAAAGCAAGGCCGTATACCCGACTTCGAAACCGGCTCGCACTTATACCGCGAGTCATACGAATACATTTTTAAGTACCACACCATAAATAACGAGGTTTAAAATGCCAATTACTCCAGTAACAACCCCAGCCGCAGATACGGTTGATTCACATAAGTCTACATTGCAATTTTGTACCACGGGTGTGGGCGAAGTTGACGCTATATTGCCAGGCCTAGATATCATCCCACAAATTAACTCTGGCAAAGTGTATGAAGACGATACTGATATTGCCGCGGATAGACGCTCTTACAGTGAGAAATGCCTACCCGAAGATCAAGATTGGGAGCTTAGTTTTCGCCATAAACCAGCCAATGTAGACCAAAAAGCGTTTTGCGATATGGTAAAGGCCGGCACACCTATCAGCATTAAAGTAACCCGCGCCAGCGGCGAAGTACAAGATGTTGAATTTTTACCACATGACTACTTTAGTGGCGAATCAGGTAAAGATTCAGGTAAACAAATGTTTGCTTGCATTGGCAAGCTGCAAGAAGTTGACTTCTCAACGCTACCAGCAGCTTAGGGGGTTAAATGATTACAGCAGCACAAATAATGGCGGGGAAGTTACCAACTTCCTCACGTGAGTTTGATATTGAAGGCGTGGGCAAAATTGTATTACACCGACTGCCGGCAATGGATGAAGTAAAAGCCCGGGAGTTATTTAGTGATAAAGACGCCGACCCTAAAAAGCTTGAGAAAATGGCGCAGCGCAATACTTACTACATGCTGCACGGCAAGTTTGACGATAAAGAAGCTGCCAAACTGCCTAACCTGTTGGACATGCAGCAGCTGGGTATGATCCACACCACTGGGTTATTTTTCACTAACCTTGCTCAAGAGAACCTTGAGGCGATTGAAAAAAACTAAAACAGCAACCTGAGTTACAAGCGCTCTGCAACCTAGCAGATAGCTTGGGTTGCTCACTCTATGACCTTCATAAACGCTTATCAGCTGACGAACTGGAACTGCGCTTAGTCCACCAAGGGCTAAAAATGGGCCTGACATTCGACAGAAGCGAACAACGAAAAATTGAATACGAGCAAAAACGCCGCGAAGCCGAAGCGTTTTTAAATACCTGTCCTTGGCGTAAACAAAAGAGAAATTAACATGGCATCAATTGCAACACTCACTATCGATTTAATCGGTAAAAGTGGGAAGCTGACTGCTGAGCTCAATAAAGCCAATAAAAAAACCTCATCGTGGGCAGATAAAACCCGCAAAATGGTAGGCAGTAGCGCTAAAGTTATGGCGGGGTTCGGCGCGGTAGGGGTAGCCGCGTATGCATCAATTTATGCCAAAAACGCGGAGTTTATTGATCAACAAGCTAAAACAGCAGACCGACTAGGTATTACCACGCAGGCTTTAGGTGGTTTGCAACATGCGGCTAATTTATATGGTGCTTCCAACGAAGAACTAAATAAATCACTGCAAACAATGCAAAAAAACCTAGGCCAAGTGGGGCAAACAGGTACCGGTGAAGCTAAATATGCGCTTGATGGTTTAGGTTTATCTGTTCAAGAGTTGCAAGGCCTGGCACCTGAAGAGCAATTTAAAGTAATTGCAGACAAGCTAAAAGGTGTTGAAGACCAAAGCCAGAAAGTTTACCTAGCACAAAGCTTAATGGGGAAATCGGGCGCTAAGATGATCAACGTGATGGACGCCGGCGCTGATGGCATAACCGCTATGATGCAAGAAGCTGACGCCCTGGGTATGACGTTCGACCGCATCGATGCTGCTAAAGTTGAAATGGCAAACGATGCATTCGATAAAGCACAAAAAACCACGCACAGTTTTGGTCAAACGCTAGCCATTGAAACAGCTCCTATTATCGGCGCTATTTCAGATATGTGGACAGAATCAGCAAAGGAAGCCGGTGGCTTTGGCTCAATAGCTCAGCAAGTGGTTACTAAAGTTGGTTCAGGTATTGGGTTTTTATCTGATATGGGGCGTGGTTTACAAGTAACTTTTTTACTTGTTCGCCAGGCGATGGCCGAACTCGTAAATGGCATAGTGCAAATAGGCACTGTAGCTTCAAAAGTCGGTGGCAAAATAGGGGATACTTTAGGGTTTGATACTGAAACGTTAGACGAAATTAACTTTTTTGCTGATTCAGTATCACAAACTACCGATAGCTTAGCCAAAGAGCTTAGTGATTTATCAATGGCGCCTATGCCATCAGAAAAAATCAAAACATGGATCACTGATGTACAAACTAAATTTGAAGCCGCAGCACAAGAGCAAGTAAACAATCCCAAAAAGAAAGACCTGAGCGATTTATTGGTAAATTCAGATCCTAAAGTGGCTGACGAAAAAGCACAAAAGCTAATTGAATCAGCCCGTAACCAATATCAACAAATATTTGATGCTCAGTTAGCGCAAGACGGCAAAGAAGTCGAGCTCGAGAACCGCCGCTTTGAACGTAAACAGCAAGAAATGGAACGTGAATTTCAGCTATTGCGTGACAAAAATCTAATCACCGCTGAGATAGAAGCCGAATACACCACAGCAAAAGAGCAAGCCTTAGCTCAGCATGAACAAAATATAAGCCTTATTAAGCAAGAGCAGCTAACCGTTCGCGAAGATAAAGAACGTGAACATCAAGAAAACCTTGCTCAAGTAGAGCAAGAGCGCCAGCAAATAATGGACGAAGGCTATAACAGCTTATTTAACACCATGGGCAGCTATTTTGATGGTATGGAAGGTAAAAACGCCAGTTATGCCAAATCAGCAATGACGATTGGCCAAACCATGCTTGATGAAGAAAAACGCAATTCACTGCAAAGCATTTGGACTAATACTTACGACACTGCAATGAAAGCGTATAACGCCCTTGCTGGTATTCCATATGTGGGGCCTGTGTTAGGTGCGGCAGCTGCTGGTGTGGTCATTGGCGCTGGTACTTTATATGCGGGCAAAGTGAGTGGTTTAGCCTCATTCGATGGCGGTGGTTATACCTGGGACGGACCACGCAGCGGCGGCCTAGATGGTAAAGGTGGTCAGTTGGCCATGCTTCACCCACAAGAAACCGTTGTTGATCACACAAAAGGTCAAAGCCTGGGCTCTAGTGTCACTGTAAATGTGATTGAAGATGCCAGCCGTGCAGGCTCGCAAAGTCGAAGCCAGCTTAATGGTGAAGATGTTATTAACATATTTGTGAGTAATATCCGCCAAGGCGGCGAGGCATCTACCGCATTAGAAAACACCTATAGCTTACAACGGCAGGGGGTATAAACGTGCTAGTAAAATACCCTACAGATTTAAAACTGCCACTCGTTTCAAGCCACCGGTTATCACAAAACTCTAATTTATTACGCACAGACATGGCAAGCGGCCGCGCTCGCCAACGAAAGCGTTTTCAGTCGGTACCCACCACCATGGGCGCAACCTGGAAACTCAATAAATACCAAGCGCAAATACTCGAAGGCTTTGTAACACACGGCGTTAACGATGCTGTGAATTGGTTTTTAATGCCAGTTCGCACACCAGAAGGGCTGATAGAGCACGAAGTTAGATTTAAACAAAGCCCGCTTGAATCCGTCAGCTTTAACGGCGGATTTTGGAACTACAGCGCCAATATCGAGATTAAAAAACGACAAGTGGTGAGTGAGGAAGGGATGGTTAATGTTGTACTAACCCCACTCACGGCAGAGACATTTGCTGTCTCAGTAACTAATTCAATGAACAAATATCTAGGAAATAACAATGTCTAATTATTTAACTTTAGTTGAGCAATTGAGCACAACGGTTGATCAATTAAACCAAGTTTTACAAGGCGACGAAAATACAACTGTAATGATTGATGGTGAAGAAAAACCTAGCGTGCAAAAAAAGGCATTAGATGAAGTTACAGCGCGAGTTCAACTAGTTTTAGATGCTGCAGCCGATATTGATGCAGTTAAATACCCAAGCACAGCAGCGGGTATTGCAGCCACTCCGGACGGTCAATTTTTTAGTGTGGTTAGTGCTAGTGAGAGTCGATATCTAGATCTTTATCAAAATGAAAATGGGGTTGCTGTTTTCAAAAAATCATACCCAAGTAATCAAGCTATCACAGAAGTTGCCAAGGAAGTGCTGGATATATCTGAGGGTTTTTCAGGTGAAGCTAAATACTTAGGCGTTGAAGATATAAAACCGCTCTTAACAGACAAGAATCTTAAAGTTTTACTAGGTTTTGACTCGATAAATGACAAGTTAATTGGTGCAGGCATTTTGGATGAAAAAGATGTGCTTGGACTTGTCTCTAACCCGATTAATGAAGCTGTTAAGCTTGAAACGATAAAAAATAGTGAAAATTTATCATCAGAAGCAACCTTTAAAGGCACGGGTGTAACTCCTTTAGTAACAGACAAAAACCTTAAAGTTATCTTAGGGTATGAAACCAAAACAGAATCAGTAATAGGGTCTGGGTTGATTACTGATGAAACTATGACTTCATTTGGCAGCGCTTTATTCAAAGGTAGTGACATTGTTCCTATGGTAACTGACTCCATTGGACGCTTAATTTTGGGTTATGATGTCGCAGAAGACAAATTAATTGGTGTTGGCTTTAGTGGGCAAAGCATTGAAAAAGTCATTTATAAGCAAAAAGTGCCACTTAAAGAAAAAATAATTTCAAAAGCTATAAATCATGTAATTGCATATGGGCAATCATTATCTGTGGGTGCAGCTGGTAAGCCTGTTATCAGTTTAAATCAGCCCTATAATAATTTAACGTTCAATGGTGGCCCTAGAGCGTTTAACGGCACAGAATATGACTTCTTACCGTTAAAACCTTTAGCAGAAGATGAAAATCCAGCTCCAGATGGTAGTTCTACGCGCGGTGAAACCGTTTGTTCTGGTTTTGCAAACCTAGCATCAACACTACTGGCCGAAGCTGGTTTAAATCCATTGGAGCATGTGATTTTGGCAAGCGCTGCTGGTCACGGTGGTTATCGAGTATCACAACTAGAAAAAGGCACAGCTTGGTATAACAATACATTTTTACAACATGTCACCCAAGGTTACACAGCAAACCCAGAACATGTAGTACCAGCCGTATTATGGTTGCAAGGTGAAAATGATGCGTCATATACGACTACATACTCTGAATACAAACAGGCATTAACTCAGCTTTCTGAAAACATTGATACTGATGTTAAAGCTATAAACTCACAAACTAGCCCCGCTTATATACTTGAGTATCAGACAGCATATTGGACACTTCAAAGACCTGACATTTCTCTAGCTCAACTAGATTTAGCTAAAGAAAACAACAATATTTTTATGGTTAGTCCTATTTATCATATGCCACATGCGCCTGACCGAATCCACTTAACAAGTGAGGGTTACAAGTGGTTAAGTGGTTATTTTGCAAAAGCATATAAATCACTATTAGATGGGTATGAGCCAGAGTTTATAAAACCAGTTTCAGCAACTTTGAAAGACACATCATTAACAGTAATGTTTGACGTTCCTTGTTTGCCACTTGTTCTTGATATAGAAAATTTAGCTTTAACACAAGACTATGGCTTTGCCGTTGAAGATGAAAATGGTCTTATTAATTTGCAATCGATTAATGTAGTTGGCCAATCGGTTGTCTTAGAGTTATCAAGAGAAATTGTAGGTGTCGCTGAAGTTCGTTACGCACTAGATTACCAAAGCAATTTAACAGACATGAATGAGGTTGGGACTGGTAATTTAAGAGATAGCGATCCTGAAACAATATCCGTATTAGGTGTTGAAAAACCTTTGTTCAATGTATCACCCCATTTTAAATTAAACATAGTAAGGCTCGGAGAGTAATATGAATATTTTCACAGTGCTTAATGTCACTAGTAATAACCCTGATATGCCTGTTATTTCTGCATCAGATGTTGAATATCTTTTCCCTTATGAAAAAGATTCATACGGTCACTGGGCATTTGGCAACATACAACCCTTAGTTAGTAAGGTTACTGATAAGCAATTAACTGAGCAAAGTGAGTCACCTGTTTACGCTGATAAATTTTTGACTCTTAGCGGAAATGGAAAAGCACTTTTGAGTGACTTCGCCGACAGTAATATTGATTGCACAGTTGCAACGGTATTCAGAGTAGATTCTTATGCTGATGTGCCTGTTATTTTTGGTTCATTATCATCTGCAGCTGCTGGAGGGGGGAGTGTTTATTTAATCACTAACAATGATGATCAAACTGCCTATTTGTATGCAAACTATCGAGGTACAAATATTGGTAATTCGCCCATTATGACAGGATTAAGTGCTAACACTTGGTATTTCTTGGCTGTTACCCGTGAAGTAATAGATGAAGCTGGCAATATTGGGGTAAAACTTAAACTAAATGAACTACCTGTAGTTGCCAGAAACCAAACAAGTGGAACGCCGTACGATGACAATGCTGTTATTGCCTGTGGCCAAGCTTATTATCCGACGAGCTTAGGAGCATCAACCGATTTTGCTGAATTTATTATTTTTGACAAAGTTCTAACTACAGACGAGCTAAATTCACTCTATTTCAGAAGTAAATCAAGAATGGCAAAGCTAGGTATTAATATCTAATGTCCCAAGTACTCCAACGCATCTACGCCAGTGCCCCTGTCGATGATCTGCCAATCCACACATTAGAACTTCAAGCTGATTCTTTATGGACATTAAGAATTTGCGAAGGCTTTGATGATGTAACGGCAGGGATTGAAGGGGGCGATATGGTCACCTTTTTAGCCAGCGGGATGGGGGTGTCACTCCCTGCCCGCGGGGTAAAAGGTCGGCAAGACTTACAATTTCAAATTGATAATGTCACGGGTGAAGCGTTAACTAAAATTAATCAGGCCATCGGTGCAGGTGTGCCAATTAAAGTTATTTACCGTGTTTATACGTTAAGTGACTTAACAGAACCTGCAGAGCCGGCGATTGAAATGAAAGCGGTTGATGTACAGGCCACCGCGCAAAGTTTAAATGTAGTTGCCTCATTTAACGATCTGGTTAATAAAGCCTGGCCTAAAAACCGCTATACCCCTTCCATCGCCCCAGGGCTTAAATACTTCAGCTAAATATGATTTATACAATTATTGACTATTTAAGTGTTCCCTACGTGAATGAGGGGCGAGATATGTCTGGATTTGACTGTTGGGGGCAAACTCGTCACCGGCAGCACTATGGTTATGGAAATCCGCTTTTTGAATCGTTTGGGCATATTAACCCAGACGATAAATATTCCCTCACTAATGCTTACTTCCAGATAGTTAATCAATTTGTTTTATGTGAACCAAAGCCAGGCGCTGTTGTATGCGGTTTTAAAATGGGTAACTTAATTCACATTGGGACAGTTGAACACATTGATGGCCAATTGGCCGTTTTACACACATCACGTAGAAAAGGTCCGTCAATTGTTAGCGTTGACGACTTTAAACGCTTATTTATTGAGGTTAAATTTTATGAATACGTGGGTTGATATAAAAGTTTACCCTAACAAGTTAGATCCTTCCGTCATGGAAATGTGTAAATGCGAACTTGGCCTAACATTACATGATTGGCTGACTACAAATGTACCTGCTTACTTTGAAAGTGATGAACCGCTTTTTACAGTAATAGTAAATAGTAAAATACTCGTCCCAGAAAACTGGAAAACCTATCAATTTTCACAGAATGACGATGTAAGTATTATTGTTGAACCAAAAGATCCAGCCACAATTGCCTATGCAGTCATTGCCATTATTGCAGTGGGTTATGCGGTTTACACTGCAAATCAGATCCCTGATAACTACAATTCAACAACCCCAGATGGTAGTAGTATTTATAATGTAAATGCACAGGGTAATAAGCCTAAACTCATGGGGATTATTCCCGAAGGAGCAGGTCGGCATTTAATTTACCCTGATTATTTAACAATGCCGCGCCGAGAATATATCGATAACGAGCAATGGCTTTATTTAATGCTATGTGTTGGTGTTGGTGATTATGAAATATTGCCTGAAGAAATATTTATTGCTGACACACCTGTAAGCAGATATACCGGTGATGTTGATTATCAGATTTTTAGGCCTAGCGAAAATGTAACGAGCCACGAAGCTTATCGCAATGTTTTTACATCAAGTGAAGTTGGCTCAACATCAGGAAGCACAGGTATTGAGCTTAAAGGTGCTGTTACAAGCTCTGGTGGTAACAATAGCACGTACTTTTATACATTTATAAACGACACGTTAGTTGTGTATGTGGCTGAATACGAGCCAGAGATAGGGCCTATTCGTTACAAAACAGTGCCGCCGTTTGATGTTGGTGAAATACTAACAATTACAGGATCTATAGAAGGGCAAAACGATGGCTACTATGAGCTATTAGCCAAAAGCTCAAATGGGAGCCAAGTAAATAAAGTCGACAGTCAATTTCAAGACGACCCCACATGGACTGAGTTTGTTACAGAATATGACTCTAGCGCAGCGGTGGATGCAGAGGAGCGTGGTGGAGATGGCCAGTTTAACGGTCCTTTTTTCGCGTGTCCTGATGGCGAGTTAACAGATAAGTTATGGTTAGATTTTTATTTACCTAAAGGTCTTGGTGAACTTGATGATGATGGTAATTTTTTAAGTCGTAGTGTTACTGTTCGAATTGAGTATAGGGCAGAAGGTGCGCAAAACTGGACAGCGTTACCTGATCAAGTATTTTCAAATTCAACTAATGACCAGTTAGGGAAAACAATACCGTTTACACTGCCATTGTTGATGCGCCCTGAAATACGCGTTAAGCGCGTAACAGCCGCCAGTGATGACACTCGCATTTATGATGATGTATTTTGGACAGCATTAAAAGCTGAGTTGCAAAGCGCCACAAGCTACGATGGCCTAACTACTATTGCAGTAAAAATTCGTGGTACCAATGCATTAGCCGGCTCTGCGGAGAATAAATTCAAAGTAATTGGCACCCGAATTTTACCTGTATACGAAAACGGCGTGTGGAGCTCTCCAAGGCCAACAAGAGATATAGCGCCTTTTTTTGCGCATGTAATACGCAGTTCAGGGCATAGCGATAGTAAAATAGGACTCCAAGCACTCGAAGCATTACACCCTATTTGGCACAACCGTAATGATGAGTTTAATGCGGTGTTTGATAGTGAAAGCACCATGTTTGAAGTATTAAAACGTGTGCTCGCCGTAGGTTTTGCTGAACCAACCATAGATTATGGGCAAATCACTCCTGTACGTGATCAAAAGAGAAGAATATACAGGCACATGTATCAGCCTGATAACTATGTAGGTATGTTAAAACGCTCTATAAAATTGATTGATGACGATGAACCAGACGGCATTGAAGTCGAGTACTTCGACCCAACCACATGGAAGTCAGAAACAATCATGTGTTTATTACCTGGTGATTTAGGCTTAAACCCTGAAAAGGTCAGAGCGTTTGGTGTCACAAACCGCGATAAAGCCTATCAAATTGGTATGCGTAAACGCCGAATTCGCCGCTATAGACGCACTCGCTTTGACTTCAAAACAGAAATGGACGCACTCAATTCACGTTACCTAGATTTCTGTGCACTGGCAGACGATATACCCGGTTATGAACAAAGCGGTATTCTAGTGGGGGTTTCTGGACGTTCAATTTATGTTGATCATATAGGTTTAGAGTGGCAATCAGGACAATCACACATCCTGGCATTAAGAAAACCAGACGGCACTTTATCCGGCCCATACAACGCGACACCAGGGGATGCCGATAATGAGGTAAGAATCGATGCAGACTTAGATTTTACCCCAGTACTGGACGGTTCAATAGAACCACCACTGTACATGTTTGGTATTAAAGAACGTTGGTGCAACGGCGTACTGATCCGCGACATAAAACCATCATCAACTGAGCAAGTAAGCGTAACAGCCGAGTTAGACGATGATAGAGTTTATCTTGATGATGACAGCCTAGCTGTTTAGCTTTTTTGTTTTACTAAGTTGGTTTGACCTTGAATGATTCCCTCAATTAACATTTTATTTATGAAGCTTGGTCCATCACCAGTAAGTTGGCTATTGTCTTCTGAATCTAAGCCTGTTTCATATCCACTGAAGACAGGATGTTCTGTTGTCTCTTTAAAGAAGAGCAAACATTGGCGTCCTATTCCTAAGCCTGTATAGCCTCCAATAAGATCGAGAAACATGTTTGTTAATTTATAAAATTTATTTTTGCCATCTTCAATGAAATCAAAATCAAAAGAGCCTAGTTCATCAGAAGTCTCAAATAAACTAACCCTGATACTTAATCTATTCCGAGCATCTAAGACAATATGCTCGCCATTTTTGAGTCTAAACTTTTTCTCACTTAAACTTTGAGAGATCAATATCAT